CGCCCGACTGCTCGTCGGTGGGATGGGGCACAGGACCCCAGGACTCGGCCATCAGTGGACTTCCTTACGGTCGTTGGTCTGCGGGGTCGCAGCCGGGTCGTAGACGTGATTGGCGCTGAAGTCCGCACCGAGAACGTTCGTGTCGGTCTGCTCGCTGGGCGTGCCCGGAGCGGCCATCTGGAGGGACGTCTTCTTCGCGGTGATCATGTTGCCACCGTTCATACTTGAGCCGGCCAGGAGGGAATCCTCAGCCAGCGCGCTCAGGTCCGTCACTCCGTTCGACATCTCCTCGAACGTCTTCCCCGAGCTGTTCTGCGTGAAGTTCTTGCTCGCCATCAGGCACCTCCTCAGGTGTCTCGTCAGGTACCGGGTTCGGGTCCGGCACACGATCGCCGAACCCGCCCGCTAGCGGTCCGAAAGCTCCTGCGGTCTGGCTCCCGGCCGGCGCGTTCGCCCGCGGGATGTAGCCAACCTGCGCGCCGGGGGCGTACCCCTGACCCGGTGAGTTGGCCGACGCCCAGAAGCTCATGACTTACTGCCCGGCGTTGGGGTGACCTGCGCCGCGCACGTGGCCGTGGCCCATGCCGGAGTCGGTCGGCCGGTTGTTCTCCAGGCCGGGGAGCGTCGGGCCGCTGAAGCCGTTGTCCGCGCCCCACGTGGTCCAGTCGCCCGGGCCGCTGGTCGCGCCCTGAACGGTCTGCTCGCGCGTGACGCCGCCGATCAGCGCCCACGGGTCGGTGTAGGTAACCGACTCGCCGCCGTGCTGGGGAGAGCAGCCCTCGGAGCCCGGCATGCCGGAGTCCTTGACGAACTGCTCGCTGGAGTGACCGAGGTCGTCGTCGAGCTGGCCGGCCTCCAGGGTCACGTCGTCCGGCATCTTGAAGTCGCTAGACCCCTTCATGCCCGAAGACGCGATGCCCGTGGGCATGCCAAAGATGGTGGGGTCGGTCTGACCGAGCTGGTTGGTCGGGTCAAGTCCGCCGGTCTGACGACCGTTGCGGGCCGGGCCGCCGCCCTCTACCTGCCGCGCCGGGACACCCGTGCGGCCAGGGTTGACCCCATCGCTTGCAGTAGCCATCGTTCTTCTCCTCTGTAGTCCTACCCCCAGGATAGAACTCGGCACCCCGGAGAGATAGTAGGCTTGCGCGCATGCTTCCTTTCGACGATCCCAATCCCCGAGGTGAACTAATCCTCGGCGGCATCAACGGGTCCACTGCCTACGGACTCGCCACTCCCACCTCGGACACTGACCGAATCGGCTGCTATGTCGCGCCCACGCGCGAATTCCACGGCCTGCACCTGCCCACCGGCAAGAAGTCCACGTGGACCGACACCGATCCCGACTTCACCTATCACGAGGCCGGAAAGCTGGCCAACCTGCTGCTGTCCTGTAACCCCACGGTGACCGAGCTGCTGTACCTCGACGAATACGAGGTAAAGGCCGATGCGGGCGAGATGCTCATCGACATCCGCAGGACGTTCCTGCACGCCCAGGGCGTCCGCAACGCCTACCTCGGCTACGCAACGCAGCAGTTCACCCGCATCCGCAACCGTGAGGACCACACGTTCAGCTCGGACACGGCCAAGCGCACCGAGAAGCACGCGAGGCACCTGTGGCGGCTGCTGCACCAGGGCGTCGAACTTCACCGCCGGGGCACGCTCACGGTCAGGCTCACGCCGCGCGACGCCGAGATCTGCCGTTCGTTCGGCGAGGCTGTGGCAGACGGCGACCTGGACCTTGCAAGCGCCCAGCTAGCGTGGGCTGAGCTGGAGTTCAGTACTCCCGGCGTACTGCCCAGCGCACCCGATGAGGGCGTGGCCGAGCAGTGGCTGCAATTCGTGCGCCGCGACTACTGGGAAGACTTCTAGAGCCGCTCGCCGTACTGATTCTGCAACTCGGCCTTGGTCATGCACTGAGCGTCCAGCTTGTTCGCGCCCTGCGACACCGCCCACTTCACCCATTCGGCCTTAGGCGCGTTGGTGTACGGACGCTTGACCTCCTCGACTTCCTCGGGCTCGGGCTCAGGCAGATCATCGAACATGATGGCCATGCTGTTCGACACGTAGTGCTCGGCGTCGGCAACAGGCACATCGCGAACTTCGTCCTTGCCCGCGTTGAGCGTTGCCATGTTGTAGGGGCTCGTGAACATGATGCGACGATACCCTGGCTGGAGCGGCCCTAGCGGCTCGGGCGGCGGCGGGGCTGAGTTAAGACTTGTGAGTGCCATGCTTCTCTCCTAAACGACGGAACCCCCGCCAGCATAGCTGACGAGGGTTCCGACTTGGGTTGAGCTTCGATCAGCTCGCGCCGCCCTGGAAAAGCTGGAGCGGCTGCGTGGTGATCGAGGTGGGCGGGTTCATCAGGTTCCCGTCAGCGCGGACGATGGCCCGGAAGGTCACCAGGTCCGTGTTGAACGCGAAGTCGTCCGACCGCTCGAAGCGAACTCCGCCGATGAGCCGGACGAAGTACTGCGAGAAGTCGCCGAACGCGATGGACTTCGCTCCGCCGCCGTAGGCAGGCATGAACGGGTCCGCGACGAGCGGCTTGCCCAGGAGCAGGTCCGGCGATCCGAGGATCGTCGAGGGCTCCCAGATCGGACGCGCGTTGGTGTCCACCAGCTTTCGCAGGAGGCCCAGCGTCTTGTCCGCCGCCAGCCAGTAGCACGAGCGCGACTGACGGTAGGGAGCGATGATCGAGTACTCCATGTCGATCAGGTTGTCGTAGGTCGGAGCACCGGTGATGCCGGTGGCCGTTCCGTACGAGCCCGAGATCGCGCTGGAGAGACCGCCGGTCACGGCGACCGGAGCGGAGTTGGTGCCGGCGACGATGCCACCGGACATTCCGTTCGAGCCGTTGACCAGCGAAGTGCCGAGCATGTTGCCCACCGCGCGCCCGGCCGACATCGCCAGGTACTGGAGCAGGTTGATGCCGGAGTCGTCGATCAGCTCGCGGGCGACCTGGACGAGGATGCCGAACTTGTTCGACGTCAGCGTCTTCTGCCCGAAGCCGGGGTCGGCACCCAGAAGGGCAGCGCCCTGCTGAGCGGACAGAGTGACCTGAGCGCCGGAAGCGTTCTGGCCGGTCTGGTTGGTCACGTAGGGAATCTGGAGGGGCTCTCCACCCTGCGAGTTGATGACCGAGGGACCGCACTGCATGAGGCCGGAGACCTCGATGAGGTACGAGATCATCTGGTCGTAGAAGTCGATCGGCACGAGGCCGGCACCGGTCGGGTTGGTGAACGACCCAGGGGTGCCACCGCCGACGTAGTTGTCGTACAGCACACGAGCTTCGTACGGGGTCAGGCCGCCGCCGGGGAACTGGGTCGCCGGGCCGGTCGAGCGGTTCTCGATCAGGCGGCCGACCAGGCGCGAGTCACGCCAGTTGCCGATGTCCAGGTCCATCACATCGGTGCGCTTCCGGTCCAGGAAGGCGCGAGCCTGCTCCGTGAACGGGTCGTCCCCGACGTTCTTGCTGCGGAGGTTGGTGGCCTGGCGTCCGCCGAGGTCTTCGAACGCTGCGGAGGTCTCCTTGTCGCGCTTCTCGTCGGCGAGGATCCCGCGCAGGCGGGTGTCCACCGAGTCCAGCTCGGTGTGGAGGTTCTCGTACTTGATCTTCTCGTCAGCGGTGTAAGCGTTGCGCTTCTCGGTGACGAGCTGGGCGTTAAGGCCCTTCAGCTCCTCGTGAAGCCGAAGACGCTCTGTGTTGAGCGACTGGGCGAGTTCCGATGCCACGGTGTTCTTCCTTTCGAACGGCATCTTGATCGCCGGCTCCAGAGCGCATTAGCGCACGGCCTCGACGGAGGTTCTATTTCAGGGAACCACAACGAACAGAGGTTCGCATAGCCCCGATGTGAAAACTTTTTAGACGGAGATGTTGAAGATGGCCGTGACTGCGGCCGATGCGGGGGTTGCCCACAGGATCGTGAACGTCGCGGCGGTGACGGTCTGGGTGCCGCCGAAGTAGTTGAAGCAGATGCCCTGCTTCGACACCGTTCCGCCGGAGATCGTGGAGTCGTACACCAGCAAACCGTAAAAGGCCGACAGGGTGACGGTGGCCGTGCTCGTCTGGCCTGCCGTGGGAGCCGTCACCTGGAAGCACAGGGAGCTGGAGCCGGTGTCGATGGTCCAGGTCTTGGTGGTGCCCACGGACACGCCGCCAGCCGCCCAGTTGGTGCCGGTGACCTCGTTGCCCGTGACCCACTGGCCGGTGTTGTATCCGGTGTTGGCGAGGGTGTCAGCCTTGTTCGGCGTGCCTGAGTTGCCGAATGCCGCACAGTTGATCGTGTCGCCCGTAAGGCTGACGAATGAGGTGGGCGCGGTACCTGCGTTGACAGCTCGTGCGATCGGGTTCAGCATCGCCTGCTGGAAGATCGCGCTGTTAGACCAGCCCATCGTCAGCCTCCTCGGTGACGCCGGTTACGGCGGAAGTAGCCGTGGCCAGTCCTACCCCAATGCGGACTTCTGGCTCGCGGTTGAGGAACTCCGGACCGAACGCGAACTTCTCCGGCCAGTCCTCATGGCGTTCGCGCTTAGCGCGAGAGGCCCGGCCCATGTCAGACGTCCATGTCCGGCTCGCCACGGCCCTCGAACTCTTCGAGGAAGGCGCGAGCCAGCGCAAGGTCGTCAACTTCGGCGTCGGCCTCGTCGGTGACGTCCTCAGCAGGACCATCGCCAACGGTGAGCTTGCCGTCCTCGTCGAGCATGTCGGTGACGGTCGGAGTCTCCACGTCCTCGGGCGTGCCGTCCAGGTCGGTGACGGTGCCGTCCTCGTTCACGAGGTTGGCAACGCGCTCCTCGAACGCCGTCCACGGCGAGCGGCGCAGCGCAACCGCAAGGTCGTCGCAGGCGCGAGCCTCAGCCGCGTCCTTGTCCACCTTCGGAACGCTCTGGGTGCGCGTGTTCTTGAAGAACTTGATGGCCTGGCCGGCCTCCATCATCGAGCGCACTTCGTTCGGGTCCGCGTCCACCCAGCGGGCGAGGGACTCGACAGCGCCGCTGATGTTGCGCGCCATCGCCGAGGTGTCGCGGTAGGCCGGGTCCATGACCGGGGCCACGTCCACCAGTTCGACGCTGTGCAGCGACCGCATCGGCAGGTTGTACTCGGACTTCTCCCAGGAGTCGCCGTCGTCGTCCACGCAGCGGAACGCGAAGCTGGAGTAGCGGACATCACCGCGCTCCACGTACTCCATCACGTCGGAGCGGCACGCCGGGGGGATCACGTCGTACTTGAGACCGCGGTCGTCGATGCTGAGGCGAACGGTGTCCGCGCTCGTGGTGCCCAGCACGAAGTCGTCCTTGTGGTTGTACCGGCAGACCACGTTCGGCCAGCCCTCTTCCATCGCGCGGTTGAACGCGGTGGGGAGCACCTTCTCGTGGAAGCCGCCCAGACGGCGGGAGACCGCGTTGAACACCGACGCGTAGCCGATGATGTGCTTCTGCTCGGCCTCGTCGGAGCGGAACTCCAGCTTGTCGGGGTAGAAGCGGATCTCGGGGTACAGGGACTCCAGCGAGCGGCCGGTGTCCGAATCGGAGTCGGTGCCGACCCCGAACTTCTTAGCAGCAGCCATTACCTTGCCCTTTGCCTTAGCCCACATCGGGGAACGCGGACCGAGCCGTAGCGCCGCGATTACGTGCGCCTTGTCATGGATCGGGAAGTGACGACCGCCCTTAGGGTCGATGTACGCAAAGTCGGAGTCCTTGAGGGACTCACGCTGCGCACTCGTCAGTACAGCCATCTTCCGTCACCCTCCCAGGGGCACATTGGTCCTACGCTCAGGGTAGGTAGTAGCACCTGAACGTGCAACGACCCTTCGAAAACTTCACAGGTGCCCGCGACGCTTGTCATCGTTGATGCGGTCCTCAAGGTCGGGCCGCGACCGCACGCTAGGCGCACGCAGATCCGATTCGGGGATGTACTCGTCGGGCTCGTGCTTGCGGATGTTGTCCGCCCGCTCGGCGATGGCGACCAGGAAGTCCTGTGCCGCGACCCGCGCCTCGTACGGCATGTTCGCGTCCCGCTGCACGGAGATCAGGCTGGCCAGGAAGCTCGCCGGGTCCTGCGCGAGGGGGAGCGGAGCGTTCGGCATGCCGATGGGCGTTCCGGTGATCCCGTTGACCGTGATCGGGTACGGCGACGGCGGGCTGGCCGGAGCAGCGCCACCGGGGCCGAATGCCCGAGGGTTGCCAGCGGGCTTCTTGGTCGCGGTAGACGTTCCGGTCTTCTTGGCCGGAGTCGAGCCGCCAGGCGGAGTCGGCGCTGGGGGTACGGCCTGCACCGGGTAACCCTGCGCCACGAGCTGGGGGATGATGTACTTCTCCAGCTTGATCAGGCGGTCGGTGGCGACGTCCATCTCCAGCACGACAGCCTTCATGAACGACTTGGGGATGACGCCGGCACGGGTGCCCATGGCGTTCATAGTGGTGAGCGGTAGCTGCTCGTCGCCGATGGGGCCGAACGGCTCGCGGCCCAGCTCCTGGCGGATCTCGTTCACCGTCATGAGGCCGGTGTTGCGGGCGTCCAGGTAGATCTGCATACGCGACTGGAGATCGGTCTTGAGCAGCGCGTCGGTCCAGAACTCGGCCATCCGCTGCTTCGGCAGCAGCTCGAAGAACGACTGCTCCATCCGCACCAGCCACGGGCGCAGCGACTCGATGATCTCCAGCGACGCCTGCACGACGGTGTTGTACGTCAGGGAGTCTCCGCGGGTACCGCCGATGCGGTCTGGCGGAACGTTGTAGACCGCCGCGATCTGGGTGGCGTTGAGCTGCATGGCCTCAATGAACTGGGCCTCATTTGGCGGCACGGTGACGGGCTTGTAATCCCAATCGCGCCCGTAGACCAACGGCTCCCTGCGGCGCAGGGACTTGACCAGCTCGGCCCGGATCTCGGCCGCCTGGTTGACGTCGATCTCGATCTCGGCGTTCTGGAAGGTGCCCGGCGGGAAGCCTCCGGCCTGGTACCAGTCGGTGCCGTAACGCTGGGCTTCACGGCCCGCGAGAATCGTCAGCGCGAATGCGCGCATGGGGGAAATGCCCTCGACACGCCCGGCCAGCGGCATTCCCTTGATGTGGAACATCTCCGAGTCCGGCCCGTACCACTTCACCTGCCGACCATAGGCGAATACCTGGGCGGTGAGCGGATTCCAGCTCTGGTGGTCCTCGGGCTCGATGACGTGAATGTCGTGCGGCGGAATCCACTCGATTCCGGTTGGGTAGCCGTAGCCGTCCTTGCCTGTGATGAATCCCCAGGCGTTGCCCTGGAGCAGGACGGACGTCATCAGGGTCGAAATCCACTCGCCGAGGCGGAGCAGGACTGAGGGCTTGTCGAAGATCGTCGGACCCCACCAGCGCGTGCGGCTCATGCCGCCGTTGACAGACGACGCGCCGCCGAGGTGCTGGTAGACGTGAATCGGC